GCTTGTGCCACCCACAACGCTGTGCTATCACCCATGCCCAAATCCCAAGCCACATAAGTTCTACAGAGATCATCTCTCGTAATGTCGCAAAGTCTACCTTTTTCTTCGAGGTCGTTGATGAGTTTCCCATAGTAACTCCCCTCTACTGCTGCGTTAAAACTACACTCGAACTCTTGGTTGTACTTATCGTCTCCCATCTCTTTTCTGGCAGACCATAACTCTTGTTCATCTAGTAGCTTTGTTTCGCTTGCCTTGAACTGTAATGCGCTCCATCCTTCTTCTTTCCCTGCTCTGTCGAACAAGTCCTTGAAGTGGTTGTTTCCCTTCGGTGTGCCGATAAACAAACACGACCCTTTTCTGTCTGCAAGAGCCGGTCGGATAATCTCGTTCCATATTTTAGGATTCTGATCGCCAATTTCGTCTAGCACTACAGAGTCGAAATATTGCCCACGCAAAGAGTCTGGGTTATCAGAGCCATAAAGCTGGATTCTCCTTCCGTAAAAATCTACTCTTAATTCCGCAATATTGGCTACTGCTTCTAGTGGTCTTACAAACTCTGTAAGGTAATCCCAAGCCACCCTCTTTGCCTGGCTATATGTTGGCGCGATATACGCATACCTAGGGTTAGGCTTGTCGTTCTTCATAGCACTCTTAATAAGTTGATTAAGTGCTGCTACTGTCTTTCCCATCCTACGATGTGCCACACCAACTACAAAGCGATGGCTATCCAACGCATCGTGAATTAACTTTTGCGGATCTCTTGGCTTGTAGGGTATGGTTACTACTCTAACCACTTGACACCAACTTCACCAGAGTGTTCTATAGCGTTTGTTTCTTTCCAATTAGCTCTAGTCTTTAACCAGAAGATAGCTGCTGCTGTATTGCCGTTCTTAGCCTGTTGGAATAGCGTTTGACCGATAGAGGCGTTGGCATCTATGCGCCCATCTTCTAAGTCCTTCTTATAGTGCTTAACCAGAGTATCGTCTGATATATCTAGCTTGCCAGCAATATCTACATATTTAATCCCTACAGCACTAAGGCTTCGGACTAACTTTCTAGTTTCTTCGGTAGGGATATGTTCTACACCTTGCATATCATTCCTTTTCTAACTCCGAAAGTACAGCTTTTTTGCCAGTAAAGTCTTCCCAACGCTTGACTATTACATCGCAAAACTTAGGGTCAAATTCCATAATAAATGCTTGTAATCCATGCTTTTCTGCCGCAATTAAAGTTGAACCTGAACCACCAAAATAATCGGCAATAGTCTTAGCTGACACATTAAAGCGTTTAATAATCCATTCCATTAAAGATACAGGTTTTTGGGTTGGGTGAACTCGGTTAGTCTTTTCCGATGCTTGAGTAAATTGACGCACAACGCTTCTAAAGTTTGCCCATGCCAGCTCACAATCAGTTTGGTCTGATTGACCATTGTTTTTATCCCATACCAGCCAACATTCGCTATCAGGCAATACTGAGCAATAATAGTTTGCACCCCACCATATTTGTTTGGCATCAGGATATAAGCCGTATATCAAATTAAACGCATCTTTAGCCACATCAGGGTTATCGTCACCCATAATGTCTGTGCCGTAATTGGCTTTTAATACCGATGATTTGCTTACAGCGTTCATGCCATACGGAGGGTCTGTATGTATTAAATCAGGTTTTGTGCCATCCATTAATTTTTCTACAGCATCAATACTTGTGCTATCACCGCACATCAGCCTGTGATTGCCCAATATGTAGATGTCCCCTAGCTTAGTCTTAGGCTCGTCTGGTACATCAGGCATAGCATCTTCATCCGTTAGCCCTTCTGTTTCCTCTATAGGGTTTAACAGGGCATCTAGCTCATCAGGATCAAAACCTAATAAGGAAAGGTCTATATCGTCTTTTAGGTCTTGCAACTCTAGCGACAGCATAGATGTATCCCACCCTGAATTGAGTGCGATTCTATTGTCTGCCAAGACATAGGCTTTTCTTTGTGATTCTGTAAGATGATCTAGTTCTACTACCGGCACTTTATCCATGCCTAGTTTTCTTGCTGCCATGAGCCTTCCATGACCAGCTATAACTGAGTTATCTTTATCTACAAGTACAGGGTTATTGAACCCAAACTCTTTTATAGATCCTGCTATCTGCGCCACTTGCTCGTCTGAGTGTGTTCGTGCGTTTTTAGCGTAAGGAATCAGCTTGTCTACTGCTTCCCATTTAATTTGTTTTGCGCCTAACATTCCATTCCCTAGGGGTTGATGGTTGATGATGTTGCTATTCTACAACAGATTTACCATTTAACTTTGTCTGCCCAGAACGCTGCACTCATCTTGCCCTTGGCTATGTTCTTAGCGTGTCTTGCCTTAAATGACTTTCTTCTTGCCTTGTCTGCTTGCGACTCACCTTCTCTTGGTGGGCTACCTGTCATTCCTTGTTGACCAAAACGAATGGTCTTTATCTTATCGCCTTCTTTTGCCACGACTACATGGCTTTTAGTAGGATGATTTGGAGTTTTTTTTGGTTGATTAAATCCTGCTACACCAATTCTTTCCAATACTCCGGCAGCCTCTCGGATTTTCACTTCTTGACTCGCATAGACTTACCGGCTTCCGACATAGCAATTGCAATCGCCTGGCGAGGGTTCTTTACCACTTTACCGCCCTTGCCAGAATGTAGCTTTCCTTCTTTGTACTCTGACATGACCTTGCCAATTTTCTTTTGCGACTTAGACATTTTCATATAGATCCTCTAGGTTATATTTACACCACAATAAAGGTGCTTGCTCTCCATCTGCCATGCCTCTTGCGATATGTTGTTGTATAGAAACAACAGTAGCACCTAGTGTGCTAAGTCCATCTACCATATCAGGGTAAACCCTATGCTTAAATCGTTCTGCGTTTGCTTTGCTTGCCTCGGACTCTCCGTTGGCATCGTATCCGTTAGAATCGTGGTCTAGGGCGATAAAAGTACCATCCTTGTACCCTAGTGGTATCCCGACTGATTCGAGTCTTTTAGCGAGGTCTGTGTCCTCGTAACCCCATCCCCAATAAGTATTGGAGTATCCGTTACAGGCTTCAAAATGCCACTTTCGCATGACTGCAACTGCTGCCAATCCGTATCTTTGCGCAAATACTGCTCTGTCTGTTCCATGTCCTACTGGTCGTTTATCCATACCATACCAAACAATCCGGCTAGGTAGGTTGGGTTCGGTGTAGTCTGCCCACATTGGTAGGTAATCTACATCGTGAAAACACACATAATCGATCATGCCTGCACAAGCTGCGTAAGCATGATTGACTATTGCGCCTCGGTTAAAAGGTAGATCGTCTGCTTGTTCGGCTAGAACAAACAAAGGTTCTATGTCTGTATTTCTACGAAAGAATGAGACTGTATGAGGTAGCATCTTTTTTAGATGCTCCTCTCTGTCTCGGTAGGGGATTATTATCCCTAATCTCAAGATTTCTTTTTGTAAGGTTTAGCAGTTTTAGCTGCTTGTTTAAAAGCCTTGGCTGTTGGTGCGCCTGCTGTGCCTGGCTTACGCATTTTCTCACCAGATCCTTCGGCTATGCGTTTTCTCTTTGCTGCGATATTGCTGTAGAGACCCTGTTTCAATCTTCTTCTCCTTCATCTTCCATTTCTTCTTCGCCTACAGCTTCCCAAGCCATGCAGCCTCGTTCACCTTTGCAGACAAAATCAAATATTTCGCAATGTCCCATGCCTTTAGGCACTCCGCACTTGCTCATTTCTTCGCCTGTTTCGTAGTATTCGCAGGCTTTGCACTTGCCTTCGCCATCCTTACGATCACCATATTCGGCTGTAAGAACTGCTTTTTTCATGTTGCCTTTGTTAATATCGGCATCCATTGTAGAGAGTGGGCAAGACTCGGTATCGGACTCTAATAGACCGCCCTCCGACTTCTCAGCCATCTTTGGCTCTTTGCCTAGTAGACCGATCATTATTGACATACCTTTTTCTTTCATATCGCACCCAAAAAAAAGCCCTATTTCTAGGGCTATGAAGAAGAATCACTAAATTCTGGGTGCAATGACCCAAGCAAATTATAAAACATTTTTAGGCTTTCTACAATGAAAACAAACAAATCTTTCATTAATCCCATGATTGTAGATCTCGAAAATTCCATTCTCCGTTGTCTTTCTCTCCTGACACCTTGAGCAGATCCGCATAGTTTTTAGATTTGGCTTTCTTGTCGAGTTGGTCTTGGAGTCGTTTTTTAGCATTGTGTAGATCTGTCTCGAATCGTTTTGTAGATATTCTTAATGTATGGGCTAGTTGATTCTGACTAGCGTATGGATGGCTCACA